CTATATCTACTGGATGTTGTCTTATCTTCACCCTCTCTACTAATTTTCCTACTTGTTTTGGTTTATTTCTGACACCAGTCATGCCATATGTGTTCCAACCTTTGTAATCACGAGCTAATAATGTTGAGCCTTTTTTTATATTTTCTTTTAAAGCTACACATCCATTATTACCTACTAAATCTGTTTCTCCATCTGTTTCCAAAATATCTCTTAACACTATACCCAGATCATCTGGTTGCTCTATGTTTGGAATGTTTGTCCAATAGAGTCGTTGTCTGCTTTGTGCACTTAAAAGTGAACTATTGATTAAAATAGGCTCAATGCGACCACCAAATAAATCTTGACCATCTGAATACTCTGGATAACATTCTGAGACTTGTTGTGTGATGACTTCTTGAAACTCCTTTTTCATTCTGACATTTTCAAGTAAAAAGTATTTAGGTTTAATAGCTTTCAGTAATCGCACAAATTCAAAAAACAAAGCAGATCTAGGATCGTCAAATGCCAACTGTTTTCCAGAAAAAGAAAATCCCTGGCAAGGTGAACCTGCCACTATGAGAGTGACATCTTTGTAGTCGTTTGGGTTTAACTTCGTTATATCTCCTACTTGAACAGTATCTGGAAAATTTGCTTGTGTGACTTGTATGCCGTATTTATCTATTTCACTAGCATAATAGGTATCAACTTTTATGCCTAAATTTTTGAGTGCTATCTGGGTGCAACTCATCCCATCAAATAAACTTAAAACTTTCATTCAAATTCTGGCAAATTTTGGTAAAGTGCAGAATAAACATCTTCCTCTGAATATCCAGAAACGATTTGATCTAATGTGTTTAGTGATACACTTATATCTTTTTGCTCATGTATTAGTCTAGAAAAACAAAAACTAATACACCAAACAAGTGTTTCTTGTGGGTCGACACCTCTGATTTTATTCTCTTCAATTAAACTTTCCAAAGATTTTGCTGTCTCTCTCGGATCGGCTCTCTCTCTATGCTTTGACATTTCAATGACTTTCATGTTTTAAATCTAACATATTTAAAAATAATTTACTATATGCGAATTGCTAGATTAAAATTTATGTGTTATCTATAGAAGCAGAGGGTTATGTTGCTAAGGTCCCTCTGATACCTAAGTCCGATCAAGACTTCTATTCAAAGTGTATGGAGAATCTTATACAGAATAGGCAACAAAAAATTAAATACCGTAGTCTTCTGGGTTTTCACCAAAAGCAGCTAACAAAATACTACATTCACTATTTCTCTCTACCGTATCTAAATCAATACCAGTAGATTTTTTTAGGTTATCAGCATACCTGCATGTTAGCTCTTCTGTTGAATCGCAACCAAACTTATAAGCATCCTCAAACGCTTTTTGTCGTGCGCCATCTTCTACAATATTATCGTGATATTCTCTCCACATTCTAGACATTTTATATCCTTAGTTAATAATATATATTACCAACAGTAGACATTTTATACTATTGATGTATAATTTGCAATATAGGAGAAGAACTATGTCAAAAAATACAGACAAAAAAAGTAAACAACCGATAAAAAATACAAACGATTTATCTTTAGTTGAGCAGGCAGAGTATATGGAATATTTAGCTTGGAGCAGTCTACAAGATCTAAAAAAGATAGATACTGACACTAAAAGAAATTTAGTAAAAATTATAAACAATATACCTATCTACAAGGCAAAAAAATAATGGAGAAAAAGCAAATGATTTTACCAGAAACTTTAGAAAAATATGACCATCAAGCATTAGGAGATGCTATCTACTTTACTTCACTAACAAATGAGGAGTACCACAATTCTCCAGGCATATCATCATCTGTGATAAGAAAATTTATGGATTCACAAATACATGCTATGGAAGAAGATGTTCTAGACACACCCGCATTAAAATTTGGAACCGCTGCACATGCTTTGATAGTTGAAGGAGACAAGGCTTTTGCACAAGATATTGCATGTATAGAAGGTTCTCCATATACACAATACAACAAAAATTTAAAAGCAGATTTTGAAGAAAGAGGGATGACAGTCATCACAAAAAAAGATAGAGATGATATTTTTAGAATGAGGGATTTACTAATACCAGAAGCAAAAAAACTTTTACAACCAAGTGAAAACGAATATCCAAGCATTTTTAACTATCCTTATGAAAGATCAATATATTGGTTTGAAAACGATCTTCTGCTGAAAGTAAAATCTGACATTCTAAGATACCCCTTAGAAAATGCTTATGCAGAAAATAAAATAATTTTAGTAGATTACAAAACTACACAAAGCTGTGAGCCAAGTTCTTTCTTGTCCTCTGTAAAAAGATATAAATATGATTTACAAGCAGCTTGGTATAGAAGAGGTTTTGAGAAAGCTGGTTTTGAAGTCCTTGACTTTTATTTTGTAGCACAAGAAAAGAAACATCCTTATGCATCAAAAATATTTAAAATGAAAAAAGAAGATATGGATAAGGGTTGGGAAGTCTTAGAAAAAAATCTACAAGACTATGCAAAAGTTTTAGATGGAGAAAGACCAACAGTATATAACACACCAAATATAGTTGAGTTAAGTTTGTCTGATGAAGAATAAAAAGAACATTTTATTAATAACTGCATTTTCATTATTTATG